AAGCAAACTTAGAAGGAGAACCCGCAGCAGGCGTCATTAGTTTATAATACCTGTTCATTTCTGTTCTGTTGCTAGACATAAACCTAGTCTTGCTTGTTGTGTTCAACGCTTCTCTTACTTCTACTTCTTGTCCTGCGTTTGTTAGAGGATACACAGACGTACCGTTAACTGTGTCAAAGTCAATAGAAACACGCAAAGCAGACCAACTATGTGAATCTTCTACAAGCTGTTTAGCGTCATTAACAAAGTCTCCAACTAAAGCTGAATAACTTGTCTCTGCTACTGTGTCTACTTGGTTTTCACGAAGCCTGCGTAGAACACTGTTTACTAGTTCTAAATATGTCATCCTAGTTTCCTATGTATGTAAAAACAGCGCCTATGCTTGCAACAAGTATTATCCAAAGTAGACGCTCCATTGTCCTTGCACTGGCTATGTTTTCAGCTAAACAGTCCATCTTATTCTCTATAGCGTCTACTTTAGTCTCAATATGTGACTGCCGATTAAACACAGTGACAAGTCTTTCTTCAACACGCGCTAATGACACGATAGCTTCTTGTAATGTGTCAATCTTCTTTTCTACTCTGCTTAAACGGTCTTCCATTTTTTAACTACCTTTTTAAACTGCTAAGGTTCTACAGGCCATGTAACTTCGTTAGGAAAGCCTTCTTGACCTGTAATGTCACGCAGCGCCTGTCGGTAGGTAGCCATATTGGTTGCCATAGTTACGTCAGACATTCCTGTCCAATCAGTCTCAGCTAGTTTGGCATCACGAGTAGTTCGGACGTTTGCCGCAGCAGTTGCATCGAGCCTTGCCTGATACGCTGTCTCATGCTCAGCCTTGGTCGTGGTAACGCCGTCCTCCGTCGTGTCGGCAAACATATCTGTTTCTGTGTAAGACTCTACCCAGTTACCGTTTGCGTCCTGCACTGCACCGTTACGACCTACTTGCTTGTAGGCTGCGCTTGGCTCAGGCTTAGGAGCTGCGAGTACAGGATCTATGCCTAAGAACGCGCAAGTGTCTGCGTCCCACACTCGTGGCAGTGATGTGTTGCTGTGCATTCTTCTAACGTCGCCTTGAGTTTTGACTTCGCCAGTTGATTGAATACGATATTCCATAGTGCTTTCCTTATGCTATTGCTAAGAAGATGTAAGTGCCGCCACTGGCGTTAAGCGCAGCAGGAGCAGATGATGTTACGGTAAACCCACTGGATAGCGGGTCAATATAATCGGTGTTAGTGACTTCTGCCGCTGTAGAGTTCAAGAGCAGATACGGATCGTTACCTGCAACAATACCTCTCGCACTGTCCCAGACGTACCAATCGCCAGATGCGTCTACACGAGTGATAAGGACAAATCTAGCACCTGCCGAGAAACCACAATCTACGTTTAGGTCTGAACCTGTGCCTGTGTAGCTACCTACTTTACTGACTCCTGCTAGTGTAGCGAAGAGATAGCAAGCAAACGGGCCATCACTTTGATTTATCATAGTAAAGTTGGTGGCTGTAGGTTGTGCGCCTAACAAATTATAATTAGCTGTATAAGCCGTATTCAAACCTTGACCAGATACACTCGTAGAATTTAACCATTTAGAAGTCATTGTTGTTGATGTATGGTTTGTAGATACTGACCAATTATTCCCTGTATATACTGTTCTACGAATAATTATAAACTCAGGGACAACACCAAGATTGTGTGGGTTTGCAACAGCAGGATTTGACGCATTAGCTATCACCACATCAAAAAAGCCCGGAGCGCGTTTGAATAGCCACTGTATATAGGATTTACCGTTTTCATTGGCAAAACCATTGCCATCAGAGGTCAAGGAAAGGCCATCCATATCAAACGAAGTAATAACCGTTTGGGTGTTTTCTGCGTCTGTCTGTGAACTTACTAATCTTTTAGGCACTCCACGAAGGCGGTCAACTACTCCGTTCCAGTAACCTGCTGTGTCACGGATATTGCCAATAAACAAATCAGGAGAAAAACCAACACCTGTTACCGCTGCCGTTGTCCCTGTTCCAGTTCTAGTCACAGGCTTAAAAACCTCAGTGCCCGCTTCAGGAGTCTTCATTGGTCTGCGGATGGCCATGTAGATGTGTGTCTCACCCGCAGTTCCAAGACCATCTATCGAAAAGCCTTGTGCATGAGGAACCCACACAGCAAAAGGAGCATTAAGCGTTTCGGCACTACTGCTATTAGGGATTAAGTAACGTGAAGAGCTTACGCTCATATCTCTCATTGAATCGGTTATGTACCAATCAGCCGTCCCAGTTGCACTCTTAGTCATTATCCATTGTGGTTCAAATCCTATATTTTGCAGAGGAGCATCAGAGGAACCGTCAGTAGTAAAACTCCCACACTTAATAATACTCTCGTCACCATCGTCTCCAAAGCCTCCTGCGTCTGAGGCGAATAGGTAGGCTACGTAGGTTTCTCCGTTTGTGTTTACTCTAGCGTGAGTGCCTACTGAAAAAACGCTATCTGTCGGTGCAGTGTCATTCCACGCTCCGCTCAGTAGAGAAGAGCCACCAGTGGAATTAAGTGTAATAAATTTAGTCGCTCCTTCAGAAATATGATAACAAGTCCAATCCTCCGCTGAAGAGGTTCTTTTAACTATTATAAAACCCGGAACACTGCCCAAACTATGGCTAATTGTGCGATTAGAACCATTTCCCGTCCACGTTTGAACATCGAAGAATTTTTCAGCCTTGCGGAATGTCCATGAGACAAAGTCATTTGCAGAGTTGTTGTTCGGCCCCCATGAGCCAAGTGTAAACCCATTGCTGTTAAATGCGGTTACTCCTGATTCTGTACCTCGTCCGTTAGTCAAGTTGGGATATAGGTTTTTAGTTACGCCTCCTTCTGTATCATATGCTGCGTGGTCATAATCGGTATCTCTACTTTTTACCCAAACCAAGCCGCCTTCACCTGCTAAATCAATACCGTTAGTTATGACATTTGTCGAGCTGTTACCGTCATACAAATAAGTCGAGAAGACATCCTCAACGTACAAAGAATCGTCACCTGCGCTGCCTGCCGCTGCTTGTAGTAATTTTTTATTACTTGGCATATTAAATCCTCTACGCTAGAGCGAGTCCGGCAACAAAGCCATACCAAGTAGTACCACCGTCACAGGTAATAAAGACGAGAACGTCAGTACCAGATGTGGTGAGTGTAGGAGCAGTAGCGGAAGGCCAATCAACCGATGAAGGCCAGTTTTGTGCTGCCGAGCCACCGTTGACTAACTTAAGACTAAAACTGCAAAGCTCATCACTCGCAGTCGGATTAGAGAACGTCCAAGTAGTAGCACCAGTTGTGGTTGCTGTGACTGAGTTACCTGCTGTTAGATCAATCGTCTTAGCACCTGTAGTGTTTCCTAGTGCGTTTGTAATCTCGCCATAGTCTTTTAAGTTAATCGCTGAAACAGTTTGATCTGCTCCAGTTAACTGACCAGATAATGTGGTAGCAGCTAAAGTTTTATTGCTTAAAGTATTGGTGCTAGTTGCGGTAATGTAACCACCCGCATCAATCAAGTAACCAAGACTATTCCAAACGGTAGAACCGTCACCAATCTTAATTTTACTTGTGTCTGTTTCTGCGCCTAGCTCACCTTGAGCCAAGACAGTGTTGGCAGAAGTCCAGTTAGAGGCAGTGTCGCGCCTAATTTGTATTAGATCAGCCATTAAGCTGTACCTCCATTGATGGTTTGTGGTGCGGTATAGGTACTGTTGGCAAAACCGCCATCAGCATTATTGATGTTGAAGTTGTTTGTCGTAACCGGAGCAACTTGTTGCCAAGCGCTGCTCGTGTAAACACGCATTTCAGGCACAGTAGTGTTGTAGTACAAAGCGCCTGTTAAAAGAGCATTACCGTCATTATCAACAGTTGGGTTAGACGACTTGCTACCGAGATAACGGTCATCAAATTGATCGTATAATGAAGCTGCCGAACTAGCCGAACTAGCTGCTGCTGTAGCTGAGTTACCTGCGTTTGTAGCAGAAGTAGCTGCGCCACTAGCAGAGGTAGAAGCGTTAGACGCTGACGTCGCTGCTGCTGCGGCTGATGTAGCTGCCGAGGTAGCACTGCCTAGTATCGAGTCTGTATAGGCTTTCGTGGCTACGTCTTGAGCAGCAGTAGGGTCACCTGCTCCTGTGATCTTGTTAGTGCCCATTGCTATCGCGCCCGACATTGTACCGCCTGTCAGGTTTAGCTTTGTCGCGAGGGATGTGTTGATTTCTGTTTTGGTGTATACGTCTGTTAATCCGTAAGCACTAACAGTAGTAGGATTAGTACCGCCTGTAATACGACCATAGGCATCTGTAGTTACTGACCTGTATGTAGCTGCTGTAACACCGCTTGTTGCTAAGTCTATGTTATCTGCATTT